TTACCAAATCAGATAAATCACCAAGGTTTGATGTTGTATTTATAGATGAAGCACAAGATTTATCTTTTATGCAATGGGATATGGCAAAAAGTATTTGGAATAAAACAGAAGATTCTTTTATAGCCGGTGATGATGACCAAGCAATATTTAGATGGGCTGGTGCAGATGTAAATAGGTTTATTACACAAAAAGGAAAGTTATTAAATTTAACACAATCTTACAGAATACCTAAAGCTGTTCATGATGTGGCTATAAATATTATAGGTCGTGTATCCAACAGATTAAAAAAAGAATGGCAACCAAGAACGGTAGAAGGACAATTGTCTTACCACAATGAATTTAGAGATATAGATTTTTCTTCTGGCAAATGGTTAGTGTTAGCTAGAACTAAATACATGTTAAATGAATTAGAGAATACATTATACAAAAAAGGTTTGTATTACAAAAATAAATTTAAGAAAGGATATGAACAAGATTTACATGAAGCAATAATGGATTGGGAAAAATTAAGAACAGGTAAAGAAATGACTGGTGATCGTATACAAAGAATAGCATCTTACATGGGAGAAAATAATTTTAGTAAATTTAGAATAAAAGAAATGGATAAGGATAACTATTATTCTACTGCTTCGTTAAAATTACATTTTGGATTAAAAACAGATGATGTTTGGTTTAATGCATTTGATGAAGCACCACAAAAAAATGTAAACTATATTAGAAAGATGAGAGAGAACGGAGAAAAGTTAAATCAAGAACCACGAATTTTACTTTCCACAATACATGGGGTAAAAGGTGGAGAGGCAGATAATGTAGTTTTGTTATCTGATTTAAGTCTAAACACACAGAAAGGTTATGAAAAAAATCCTGATGACGAAAACAGATTGTTTTACGTTGGAGCAACAAGAACAAAAGAACATCTGCATGTAGTCAAACCAAAGGATATTTATAAAAGTTTTAAAATATGACAGCATACAAAAAACAAATTGGAGGATCACATTATAAATCAATGGTCGTGCAGCCGAGCGAGTTTATAAATAAGAACAGGTTGCCCTTTGCGGAAGGATCGGCTATAAAGTACATATGTAGGCACGCTGCTAAGGGGAAAGAACAAGACATCGATAAGGCAATACACTATTTAGAAATGATAAAGGAAAGGGATTATTCTTAATGCAAGTACCATTATTTAAAGCACAGACAGAGTGGCTGCCACCAGATGAATTTCCAGATTTATCTAAACATAAAGAAATTTCAATTGACTTAGAAACTAAAGATCCAAACTTAAACAAATCAATGGGCTCCGGCGCTATAATAGGTGTTGGAGAAGTAGTTGGTATAGCTGTGGCTGTACATAACTGGTCTGGTTATTATCCAATAGCACATGAAGGTGGTGGTAACATGGATAAAGCTATGGTTTTAAAATGGTTTCAAAACATATTAAACACGGAAGCTGTAAAAATATTTCACAATGCAATGTACGATGTATGTTGGATTAAATCTATGGGACTTAAAATTCAAGGACAAATTGTAGATACAATGATATCTGCAGCAATTGTTGATGAGAATCAAATGCGATATGATTTAAATAATTGTGCAAGAAGATATATAGGCAAAGGTAAAGACGAAGCAGCATTGTATGCAGCAGCAAAAGAATGGGGTGTAGATGCAAAAGCAGAAATGTATAAATTACCTGCAATGTATGTTGGTAACTATGCAGAGAAAGATGCTGAGATAACTTTAGAGTTGTGGCAAGAAATGAAAAAAGAAATAAAGTTACAAGATTTACAATCTATTTTTAAATTAGAAACAAATTTATTTCCTGTGTTAGTAGATATGCGGTTTCTCGGTGTGCGTGTAAATCAAGAACAAGCTGCGAATGAAAAGAAAACATTAGTAGAACAAGAGAAAAATTTATTACATGAAGTGTTAACAACTACTGGTGTTGATGTACAAATATGGGCAGCTAGATCTATTGCTAAGGTGTTTGATAAATTAAAATTAGAATATGATAGAACAGAAAAATCAAAAGCACCTTCGTTTACAAAAGGTTTTTTATCTAATCATCCACACCCAACAGTAAAATTAATAGCTAAAGCTAGAGAGATAAACAAAGCACATACAACTTTTATAGATACCATCATAAAGTATGCCCACAAGGGCCGTATCCATGCAGAGATTAACCAATTACGTGGTGATGGGGGTGGCACTATCACTGGTAGGTTCTCGTATAACAATCCAAATTTACAACAGATTCCAGCAAGGAACAAAGATCTTGGACCACGGATCAGATCATTATTTATTCCTGAAGAAGGACACAAATGGGGTTGTTTTGATTACTCACAACAAGAACCTAGATTAGTTGTACACTACTCAGCTTTACAAAATTTATACGGTGTTAACGATGTGTTAGATGCATACAACGAAGGAGATGCAGACTTTCATACTATTGTAGCTGACATGGCACAAATACCTAGATCACAAGCTAAGACAATTAATCTTGGTTTATTTTATGGTATGGGTAAAACAAAACTACAAGCTGAACTTGGTGTAAATAAATTAAAGTCAGATCAATTATTTAAACAATATCATGAACGTGTACCGTTTGTTAAACAACTTATGGATGCTGTAATGCGTAGAGCACAATCTTCTGGTAAAATTAGAACGCTTCTTGGTCGTCTGTGTAGGTTTCATTTGTGGGAGCCCAATCAATTTGGTATCAACAAGGCCCTGCCACATGATGAAGCACTCATGGAACACGGACCAGGGATCAGGAGAGCTTACACATACAAAGCTTTAAATAAATTAATTCAAGGCTCAGCTGCAGACATGACTAAAAAAGCTATGATAGATTTACATAATGAAGGTATTACGCCGCACATACAAGTGCATGATGAATTAGATATTTCTGTTAAAGATGAAGCTCAAGCTAAAAAAATAAAAGATATAATGGAGTCAACAGTATCACTTGAAGTACCGAACAAAGTAGATTATGAAGTTGGAACAAATTGGGGTAATATTAAATGAGGAAAAATTATGGCTTATCTAAATGCAAACATTCCAGTAGAGTACGCACAAATCAGAAGAGAATATCTTTATGACCTTAAAAAACATCATGGCGAAGTTGAAGATTGTATTATCTTCGGTATGTCATCTCTTACGGGTAAGTCGATCTTGTTTCATGCCATTATGGAAAATGGTGCAATCTTTTATCGTCTCCCAATTTCGGCTTTTATTCAACGTGGTTTTAAACCGGAAGCTGTTCCAATTCGCAGACTTGATGAACTTCAACTCTGGAATTGTTTTTCTTATTATCCTGCTATTACTAATTGGGATATTTTAGAAGGACAAGCTGGTAAATATATCGGCAAAGATAAAAAATGGCATCCAGGAAAATATTTATTTACCGTTGACTTTGCTCATCCTGAAGCTAATATACTAGATACTGATCATTCAGAGATTCCGCACGAACATAAATGTGCGCACATCATAGCCCTCGATGATGGGAACTATGCAGCACAACCTAACAACAGATGTATATGGGATATACCATCCTTTACAGTTAAGGACGAAACTCCTGATTGGAAAGTGCAAACTTCTGAATGGAATGTAGAAAATACAAGTAAGTGGAAGACGGAAGACACAGATAACTTCTTCTACGAAATTGAGGAGAAAAAACATGATTAAAAAAATTTGGAATAAGATTAAAGGTCTATGGGACAAATGGGTTCAATGGGTTTTTAACGGTTTTTATAAGTAATGAAAAAAGTAAAA